AAAGGGAGAAGGTAGATGGCTACCAATTACTACGATGACGATGAAGATAACGACACAACAACTGATGTTGTTGGTCAACTCCGCAAAGTCAACCGCACACTTGAAAAGCGTGCAAAAGAACTAGAACAGGAGTTGGCAGGTCTTAAGACTCAGACTCGTCAGCGTACTGTCAAGGATGTACTACAGGCTAAGGGATTAAACCCAAAGATTGCCGCGTTCATACCACCAGATATTGATTCCTCTGAGGAAGAAATTGTTAAGTGGGTTAATGAATACGGTGATGTATTTGGAATCCAAACTCCATCTGAGGAAAAGCCTGCAGAAAAAAGTCCAGAGGTCAAGGCTCAAGCAAGAATCAACAATCTAGTTTCTACTGGCTCTGCGCCAGATGTTGACGAAGATGCGTTTGCAAAGATTGCAGGAGCAAAGACTCGTGAGGACTTAGATGCACTCCTTGGTTTAAATTAAATAACTTACATCAACCAATCACCAGGAGGTGAACCCACATGGCATTTACAGACACATCGGCAATTAGTGGTCTAGTTCAGACCGCTTATGACCGTTATGTTGAATTTGCCCTCCGCTCTCAGCCGATGATTCGTGCTGTTGCGGATAAGAAGCCTGTACAACAGGCTATGCCAGGCTCATCCGTTGTATTCTCACTTTACAACGATTTGTCGGCTGCTACTTCAACGCTCACAGAAACAACTGACCCAGATGCAGTTGCACTAAGCAATGTTGATACCGTATCTGTAACTCTTGCAGAGTACGGCAACGCTGCCCTTGTAACACGCAAACTACAGTTGTTCTCACTATCTGATGTTGACCCTGCTGTTGCAGACATCATCGCTTACAACTTGGCTGACTCTCTTGATGTTGTGGCACAAAATGTCCTTCGTCAAGGCACCAATGTTATTTACGGTGGAACCCGCACATCCACTGCTACAGTCACAGCATCAGACACTATTGATTCTGCTGACCTTCGCAAGGTTGTTGCAAAACTCCGTTCCAATAAGGCTGTTCCTCGCGCAGGAAGCCTATACTGGGTCGGTATTCACCCAGAAGTATCACATGACCTCCGTGCCGAATCTGGCTCAATCGGATGGCGTGATACTCACGCACACACTGATGCATCACTTGGCAACCTGTTCGCAGGTACCATCGGAACATACGAAGGCGCTTTCTTTGTAGAAAACGCACGCATGTTCTCTGCTAAGGATGGCGCAGACCAGACCGCTCTCGCTACAACCGCAGTAACCGTTGCAGGTACTTCAGCAGGCTTCACCTTTGGTGTTGCATCTACTGCTGTAATCGCAACACGCGCTGAGGTAGGCGACAAGATTTCTGGAACTGGCATTGCATCTACTGCAAAAATTACTGCAATCAGCACATCTGGCTCAACAACTACATTCACTGTAGATGTAGCCAATACTGCTGCAGTTACTGCAACAACTGTTGTAACTGTAACCCCTGTAACACGCGTATTCAGAACCATCGTTTGCGGTAAGCAAGCATTGGCTGAAGCCGTAGCACAGGAGCCAGGTGTTGTTATCGGTCCAGTTACCGATAAGTTAATGCGTTTCCGCCCAATCGGTTGGTACGGTGTCCTTGGATGGAGCCGTTACCGCGAGGAAGCGCTATATCGCATTGAAACTGGTTCTTCAATCGCTGCTCTCTAGTTGATTGACTCTGAGGGGTAGACATATTTGAAAAGTCTGCCCCTTTGGGGTGAGTTCATTAGGAGGACTTATGTCAATGTATTACTTCACTACGCCTACCGTAGATGAAACCCCAGCAGGGGACCATATCCTCTTTGCTCGTATTGAACTACCGCGTGGCATATCTGTCTTGCGTTTAAACGGAGTGTATAGTTCCTTTAGGTATCCAAGCCAAATTCAGACAAATCAGGCAGAGGAGTATTACTTAGGTGGAACAAAAAATCTTATTAACCAACAGACTGCTGATGCCCTTACAGCACAGGGCTACGGAGCATACATAACACCAGCATGAGCCTACATAGACAACAGACCCATCCTGAGTTTGTAGAAGGTTGCTTTGGTTGCAAAGTTGGAACTCTTGTAATGAATACAGGAGAAGCAAACTCTAACCTAAGCGTATCTGCAAAGAAATGGGATAAAGAACTACAGGCATATAGGGATGCTCGTGCTCAAGGTATTCAACCTGATGGAACGAGTATGAAGAAGATTCAACAGGCTGTAAAGATTTCAAACGAAACAGGCAAGGCATACGGGGCATAGGAGGAATCATGGCTGCTCGCAAACCACGAAAGAAACAAGTAAAACGCGTGCGTACAGTCAAGGATGAGTCATATACAGAACTTGAAATGTACTGCATTTGGCTTAACGAGTACTACAAATCTTTGCTCAAAGCAGGCTTTAAGTCTGAACTAGCCCTGTCATTTGTTATGGATAAAGGTTCTTATCCAAGTTGGGTGAACTACCGTTCCCCTTCTGAGGATGAGATTAAGCGGATGCTGGATGAGGATGATGATGACTAGCACCATTATTCCAGAGCCGTTGTGGGGACTGCCCTCTCCCACCATTGAAGATGAGGACATCTACGAAGAAGATGAGGAATAACCATGCCAATGGTAAACGGAAAAGAATACTCTTACTCAAAGAAGGGTATGGCTGCAGCAAAGAAAGCAGCAAAGAAGTCTGGTAAGAAAATGGTAATGAAGAAGGCTGCAAAGAAGCGTGGCAAGTAAAAAAGACCCACGAATTAAAAGGGCTGGCGTAGCAGGTTTTAACAAACCCAAGCGTACGCCAAGCCATCCAACTAAGTCACATGTTGTGGTTGCCAAAGAAGGCAGTCAAGTAAAGACCATCCGTTTTGGTCAGCAAGGCGTTAGTGGCGATAAAAAGTCTACGCCTAGACAAAAATCATTTAAAGCACGCCATGCTAAGAACATTGCCAAAGGCAAAATGAGCGCAGCATATTGGGCAGATAAGGTGAAATGGTGAAGGGTAAAGCATTTTGGGACAAGAAGAATCCAAAGAAAACATCAACGAAATTAACCTCCTCACAGAAGGCTGCTGCCAAAGCAAGAGCAAAGGCTGCGGGTCGGAAGTATCCGAACCTTGTGGACAATGCTGCTGTGGCACGAAAGAAGAAGAAGGGTAAGTAATGGCAACAGGAGCAGCAGGAAGCACACTTACGGGAGAACTTAACCGCCTAGCCAACGGTGGTACATATCCCGTTTATACGGTCTATAAGGCACCACAGGGCGCTGCTAACGCCTATGCTGGCACATCTGGTCTAGGACTTATTGCTGCCCTTAATTACAAGGCTAGTTCCTCCCGCCAGCCAAATGACTATAAAGGTTTAAACGCTATCTGCAATGAACTTGCTGGCACCTCTGGGCTATCAGCCGTAGTTGCTTTAAGGAGTATTGACCTATGAGTACATTTGCTCAACTAGCAGACCGCGTTGAGGCTGTGCTGCATGGCTACACAGAGAACACAGAGCCAGCCTCATGGCTTACTACTAGCGCTACCAGCACAACCACATCGCTGACTGTTTATGATGCCAGCGTAATTGGTCGTGGCTATGTACAGATTGATGATGAAATTGTATTCGTTAACAGTACAGACAATGTGGCAGGAATTCTTACCGTAGCCCCTTGGGGTAGAGCGCAGCGTGGTACTACTGCTGCTACCCATGCTCAAAATGCTAAGGTAACTATGGCTCCATTGTTTCCAAGGCAAGAAATTAAAAACGCTATCAATAACACTATTGATGCTATGTACCCAAGTGTATTTGCTATTGGCTCTTATGATTTTGATTATGTAGCAGCGCAGTATTCCTATGGAATCCCTGCTGCAGTAGAAAATGTTTTATCAGTAACCTATTCCATTATTGGTCCTTCTAAAGAGTGGTTTCCTGCTCGTGCATGGCAGTTAGATAGAACTGCAGATTCAGATGCTTTTACTACCGCAAAGAGTCTATCTATTTATTCAGAGATTGTTCCTGGACAAACTGTGCATGTTACCTACAGCAAGCGCCCAACGCTGCTTACTAGCAATGAGCAAGAGTATTCAACGGTTACAGGCTTTCCTTCTTATTCGGAAGATGTTGTCATCTATGGCGCAGCCTTCCGCATGATTTCTTTCTTGGACCCTTCACGCCTTGGTCCTCAGTCTGCAGCAGCAGACATATTAGATGGCGTACGCCCAAATGGTTCAGGGCAGAACGCAGCCAGATTTTTGTTTGGCATTTATCAGCAGCGTTTAAACGAAGTGGCGAATAACCAACGCCGACAATATCCAATCCGTTCGCACTATCAGAGATAAGGTAGAAAATGGCAGCAGGCGACCCAGGCTCCCCAGCGCGGTACTACTCGTCAACCGCAGTAGAAACTTCGCTCCAATCATCCATTGCAGCCCAAGCACAGGGTGCATCCAACAGTTCGTTTATCGTTGCATCTGTAAGCGGATTTCCAACTTCATATCCATATACACTTATTGTTGACCCTGATACTTCTAAAGAAGAAGTTGTCACTGTTACCTCTGGTAGTAGCACAACACTTGTTGTAACTCGCGGTGTTGATGGAACCCAAGGCGTTGCTCACTCAGCAGGAGCCGTTGTTAGACACGGTGTATCAGGTCGTGACTTCCGTGAATCCCAGACTCATATTGCCTCTCGTGGCTATGACACAGATTCTGCGATTTTGGGACTTGCTAACCAGACCCATGTACATGGCTTAGAAACAGGTGATGGTGTAGTAGTTGGTACTACTAAGGCTCAGACCCTTACTAATAAAGTTTATTCAAGCGGTACGGTAACTGGTGCATTTACTGCAACTAGCGCAACATTTACTGGCGGTACATTTACATCAGCCACAGTAACCAGTTCAACTATTACTGCTTCTACGATTGTATCAAGCACATTTACAGGTTCTTTTACAGCCTCTGCTGCTACCTTCGTAAGCCCAACAATCTCTGGCTCGCCAGTCATTACTGGTCTATCCAGCGCAGGGTTAACAAGTTCATCTGCTGCACCAGTTTCTTATGTTGATGCTTTTTTTGGTCCATTAACAGATGCACAAACATCAGCAACATCTGCTGCAACGAGCGCTACATCTGCTGCAACTAGTGCTACATCAGCAGCAAACAGTGCAACAGCATCTGCTGCTTCTGCAAGTGCCTCAGCAACTAGTGCTAGTGCTGCAGCCACTTCCGCTACTTCGGCTGCTAATTCAGCCACGGCTGCTGCTACCAGCGCTACAAGCGCTGCTGCGAGCGCCACTGCAGCAGCAACAAGTGCAACCAGTGCTGCAAATAGTGCAACGACTGCTGCTGCTTCTGTTGCTGCTATTGCAGATTATGCTGCTGCTGCTGCAACATCGGCTACCTCTGCTTCTAATAGTGCCACTGCAGCAGCAACTAGCGCTGCAAGCGCTGCTGCTTCTACAACTGCTGCTGCTGTTTCTGCATCATCTGCAGAAACATCTGCTACTAGCGCAGCAACATCTGCTTCATCTGCCTTAACTAGCGCTAATAGTGCAAGTACTTCTGCATCATCAGCATTAACATCTGCTAATTCAGCAGCAACATCTGCAACAGCGGCCGCTACTTCAGCCTCCAGTGCTGCAACATCGGCATCTAGTGCATTAACTTCTCAAACTGCAGCAGCAACAAGTGCATCAAGCGCAGCCACTTCAGCCTCCAGTGCTGCAACAACTTATGATGATTTTGATGACCGTTATCTTGGTAGCAAATCATCTCCTCCATCTTTAGACAATGATGGCAACACACTCCTTGTTGGTGCTATCTATTGGAACTCAGTTCTTAATAACATGTATGTGTGGTCAGGAAGCGCTTGGGTTCAGATTGCCACAACTACCATCTATTCAGCGCCTACTCTTGGTAGTACAACCATTGACTCGGGTACTACTTACACAACAATTACAGGATTAACGCTTTCTGGTGGATTAGCAAGCGCAGACCCAACTACAAACCTTGGTCTTGCCACCAAACAGTATGTTGATACAGTAGTTACTCAGATTAATTACCATGAATCAGTAGTCGCTGCTACAACAGCAAACCTAACTGCTACCTATAACAATGGAACTTCTGGCGTAGGTGCAACACTTACAAATTCTGGTACACAAGCAGCATTTAGCATAGATGGTGTAA